TAAACGCCGAGTTCGCCAACAGCGCGGCCTGCCCCGCGCTGAACATCGAGGAGGCCATTTGGTTGAGCCAGTAGGCCGCATCCTCGGCCGCTGCCGACATCGCGTTCGCTCGTTTGACAGCCTCGTCATGCGCGACAGACCAACTGATTACACCCGCCGTGTATGCCTTCCAGGCGTCCTCCTGGGTCTTGATGTTTGCTATCGCCTGCTCGGCAGCTTGCTGCTCGCGTTTCTCTCTCCGCTCCTCTTCGTTAGCTCGCTGCTTGCTCGCCACAGCCCCCGCCTTTTGCGAATCGACTCCCTTATCAACGAGGTTCTGATACGTCTGGCGCGCACGGATGTGCTCCTCCTCCGCAGCGGTACTCGCGCGGATCAGCTCGCCCTCTTGCTGCAAAGACTTCAGCGTCCGGTCGGCCTCGGCATTGACCTGGGCCAAGGAAATAGCGCGCTGCATATCCGCCTGCGCGGTTGCCTGGGACGTGTTGAAGCCCTGCATTTTTAGATTGTTGATCGTCGCTTCATGCTGCGCATTGATCTGGCCGATGCCGGTTATTTCCTGCGCCACGGCCAACTGCCCTTGCAGCGTCGCCATCTGCCTTTGATGCGCTGCCTCGATCTTGGCAAGCGAGATCTCGCGTTCCTTACCAGCGATAGCTATGGCATCGGTCATCGGCTTGCCCTTGGCCAGCTCAGCCGTGATCGTCGCCCGATGTTGCGCTTCTATCTGCGCGGCCCCGCCGATTGCCTGCGCAACCGCCAACTGACTGTTGAGTTGCGCCAACTGCTGGGCTGTCGTTGCCAGAACGTTGGGATACTGCGCGGCATTTTGCTGGAAGATAATTGCCTTGTTTTTTTCCATAACGAGCGAGTCATTCATGAGACTAACGCCCATCTGTGTCATTGCATTAGCGTCGCTCCGGGCGGCGGCGACTTCGCGCACGGCTTTCGCCTCGGCCTGCGCAGCCATCGCGCCCTCGCTGATATGCCCACGCGCCTCGGGCACTACATCAGGTCTGCTACTTCTCCCAAATGCCTCCTGAAACAAATCGGCATCGGGCTGCTCGGTGATACCCGCCGGCATTGGCGGCCTCTTGGCCAACTTCGCAATTTCTATCTGTGTTTTATAAAACTCGTTTTGTCGTTGCAAAACATCCCGCGCATAGAGTGAGTCCATCATTGTCTGGAGCGACGCTTGCAGTGTTTTGTTTTCCGCGCGCAGCCGTGCTGTCTCCTCAACCCATTCCTTTGTGAGACCTGTCGCCTTGGCGATTTTCTCGCCCATCGCCTCGATGCCGCCGGCGTCCGCGCTTCTCATCGCGACCAGGCCAGCCTCCAGGCCGCCGCGACCGAACGCAGCACGGGCCAGTGCATTGCGCTGCGCCTCATCGGTCGCGCCCTTGATGGCTTGCGCCAGGATATCCCAGCCTTCCGCGGTCCCCTTGCTTTGCGCCAACTGAACCGCCAATGCCGGATTGATCTCCATCACCTGTTTGAGAAGCTCGCCGGTTCCCTTGTGCGCCGCATTCAGGCCGACGCTGAACCGCTCGATGGCCGTCTCTACCGATTCCGAACTGACACCGAGTTCGGCGCCGGCCTTGGTCAGACCCTTTACCTGCGTGACAGAGAGCCCGGTGATATCCGAGAACTTGCGCAACTCGATCGACTTGTCGCCCATGCGGTTGGCGCCCTCGACCAGCCGATCGAATACCGCCGTCACCGCACCTATCCCCACAGAGGCCGCCATGCCCCACGGACCAAGCGCCGAGAGAAAAACGCCGACCGGGCCGGCGCCAGCACTCATTGCAACCAGTTGTGCGGACACGCCAGATGTTACCGTGCCGAACGCCTTGGATGCAGCAGAGGCTTGTCCGTATTTCTGAGTCAGCACATCCATGCGCTGCGCGTGTTCGGTCGCGCTGATACCTCCCCGCGCGTGCATGTCGTTTGCCAGCTTCACGGCTTTCGCAAATTGATCCGCCGCGCGGGCTCCCTCAACAACCGACAGCGTCTGCTTCTTGTATTGCTGCTCCAAAGAAAGAAAGCTCTTGGCTGTCTGCTCCGAGACGACCGCAACGTTCTGTTCGGCCGTCGCCAGTTTGCCGATGTCAGCCGTGAGCTTGTCGAGCCCCTCGCTGGTGCCCCGGATGGTGATGGTGCGAATGACGTTGCCGTTCATTGTCTTTTCCCCGGCTTCGCCTTGCCCAGTCCGCGCAACACACGCTTGACGCCTTCGCTGTCGGTGGCCTTGGCCTGGTCCGCCAGTTTCGTCTCGTCTTCCTTGCGACGGTTCAGCATTCCGAGATAGGCATCGTCGGCCTTGCGGATGATTGCCCTGGCGCGCTCGTAGTCAGCGCCATGCAGATCGAGTTCATCGCTCAGGTAGTCGCGGATCTTCGATCCGGGGATCGGCCCGACCGACATACCGATCTGGCGTTCGGTGCCCAGCTCCCAGAACGCATTCCACAACCAGACCAGATGCGGCTCGACCTCCGGACGGTCATAGAACTCCGCCGGCGCCTCGCGACCCCGCTCAATCATGAATTCCCAATGCTTGATCTGGCCGCCCCACTGGTGTTGCCACCGCAGGGCGTCAATCAGTTTTTTGCGTCTTGCTCGATCTCTTCCTGACGTTGCTCGGCCACCGTGTTGGCCGCCCACATGCAGGCCCACACGAACGCTTCGTATTGTGGGTCAGTCAGGTATTTGTTGGCGGCTTCCTTGCTGTACGGCTCGGGTTCGTCGTTGCCATTCTCGATGCCCTTCCAGTCGAGAAGCGAGCAGTCGCGAATGAGAATGCCGTTGATGCGCAGCCGGTCCTCGGGCTCGAGGCCGTTGACCCTGCGCTGGCGCGGCACGGCGGCAATGAGCTTCTGCTCCATCCGCGCCCAGTCCTTGTTGCCGACACCGCGCACCTTGAGCTCGACGTCGAGAAACTCGGGGATGTCCTTCACCCAGGCGCCATCCTCGCGCGCCTGCACATTGATCTTGCGCTCGCTTAATTTCATGAAACAACCATTGTCTGTTGCGCCAAAAGAAAACGGGCGGCACTGCTGCCGCCCGTCGCCGGATCTGTGATGCCGCGCGGTCAGTGTGCCGCCGCCGGCTCTTCTTTTCTCTGCTCGCCGCCCTCGCCGCGCGCCATGAGCGCACCGACCGCCGCAGGATCTTCCGTCACTTCACTGTTGACCCCGATGTTGAACGCCCGGCGCATGATGTTGTCATTGGTGCCGAGCCGCAGTTCCTTCGACATCACCAGCCCGCGGAAATACTGAAACGTCGGCGTGCCCGTCGGTGGCGGCGCGTCCGGCAATTCAATCTTGAAGGCATAGTTATCGTTGGTGGCCTCGGCATCGATCAATGCCATCTGGCCGGCATCCAGCGGCGTGTGAAATGTGATCACATTCATCGTGCCAGCATTGCGTGCACCCTTGGCCTTGCGAACGCGGCCGTCACCTATCGCCGCGCCGGTGACTTCGTTCGAGACATCGCCGATGTTGCCAATGTCTTCGACTTCGCCGATCTCGGTCCAGGTCAGTGCTTCATATTCTGACAGCGTGTCCGTCGTTGACGCGACGGCCGTCGTACTGATCGAGAACTTGGTTCCAGACGTGGTGTGAATGTCGCCAGCCATTGGCGCATCTCCTTTGAGAATGGGCGCCTCGCGACGCGCCTGAAGCTGCCGCCCCTGCAGCGGGAAAAGAAAAACCCGCCAGGGGCGCTGGCGGGCTGTCGGATTGGGGTTAGGGGTTAAGTTTCAGTCAGTCGTAGAACTGGTAGCGATACGGGACGATCACCGAGAGGCTGAACCAGTTGCCGTCGTTGCTGGTGTCGTTGACGATCGGCGGCGAGGGCGTGAAAGTCTCGATGTCGTGGAACTTGCGGTCGCGGAAGATGCTCGCCAGGTTGTCGGCGATGCCGAGCGCGGCTTCCATCTCGGCGGTACGGCGCACGTTGAGCACCAGGCGCGCGGCGCCTTCCTCGAAGTAGTGGCGCCCGAGCACCGGCTTGTTGCCGTTGACCACCGGGTACTGCAGCACGATGAATGCGTCGTGGCTCTTGTCTGGCTGGCCGGACACGATCGCCGGGATGACCGGCGGATCGCCCAAGGTGTATTCGTACAGCCGCGCCTGGAACGCAGCCTCGACGACGGCGGATGGCATTAGCGCAGCCTCACAGTGATTGCCGGGTTGCGTTCACCGCCCATTACGGTCTGGTAAGAGAACGTGACCTTGGCAACGTTGCTGAATTTCCGCGCGAGCGTGGCAACCGCCTGATAGACGCCGTCGGGCGCCTGCGGCGATGATGGCGGCCGCCCGGATTTCTTGTCGCCCTCGATCTTGCGCGCATAGGGCGTGGTGTTGACGAAGACATATTCCTGCGCCGGCGGCGGATTGGTCACGCTCGCCTCCTGGCCGTCCGCAAACAGAACATGCGAGCTGGCGTACTGCCCGGTCAGCCGCGGCGAGTGTGTTTCCAGTTGCTGATAGATCCAGGTGAGCGCCTCGTTCACCAACTGGAATTCGGCGCGGATGACACCGTCCGGCTTGACGCTGGTGAGTGCGGCGCCCTCTTGCCCGTCGACGAACACGTCGTAGGGCGGCACGACGCCGAGCACCTGTTTGTTCGCCTGCTTGGCCTCCTCGATCGTCTCGGCGGCAAATGCGGCGAGCATGGCCGAACGCGCCTTCGGCCCAAGATCCTGCGCCATGAACAGCTCGAGCTCGCGGCTGATCGGCTGCACCTTCGTCTGCAGCGCCATCAGGCCCGCACGGTAAGCTCGTAGGCAATCAGCACACCGGCGACGCGACGGTGCTTGCACTCGTAGATCGAATGCTCGATCCCGTCCTGGTCGATCAGGTAGTCACCGATCTCGACGTCGGACGGCAGGCCAGCGGCAAACAATTCCGGCGCAGAGATGATTGCGGTGCGGTCCTGCTGCGCGATGCCGCCTGTGAGTTCCTTGCGCTCGGCAGCGAACACCCGCCCGAGCGTGGCATAGGTCGTGTCGGTGCGGGTCTCGCCGCTGCCGGTGATGCGGCGAACACTGACCGGTTCGTGCAGGTTCGTCCGGTAGAGTTCCTTGGCCATGTCAGCCAGCGTCACGCCAGCACCAGCCTGCTGTAACCATCACGCGCCAGCGCATCCTTGATGTCGTCCGGCACGATGCTGTCGGTGGCAGTCTGATCCACCCACCGGTCGATCGTGATCACACCAGGAATTTCGATGTGCTTTGTGTTTGCGTCCGAAATGCTGGTGGCCTGTGAATAGAGATTAACCAGCCTGGACGCATGCGCCTTGAGGTCCGCCGGGATGACATCATAGCCGGCGGCATATTCGATGATCACCCGGCCGCGCGCCCAATAGAGCAGCGAGTTGCCCGAGATCCGCGTCAGCGAACCATCGTAGGTGTCGAGTTCCCAATCGTCCGTTGTAAGCTGCGTCACATCCTCAGTGATTGAAAGGATCTCGAGCACCGGCCAGCGCGCGAGATACAGCGTCCCATATTGATAGCCCGGCTTGACGCGGGTTATCTCAATAAGTGTTTCGGCCTTGAGCGTGCGCGGTGCCGCGCCCCGCAGTGGCGCCAGGGATGCATCATAGCCGGCTGTGGCAACACCACAGGCTGCGGCCAGCGCTGCTGCCGCCTGCAACCCACAAATTGCCAACGTTTCGTCCTGACTATCGTCGTCCGCATCCAGCCCCGCCGCAACGCGCAGTTCTTCTTCGCTGAGCAACTGGAGATCGTCGGCGGGTTCGGTGACGGTCAGCATTGCGCCCTCACAGCGTCTTGCACTTTAATTTGCAGGTCTGGTCGTAGGTGCGCCCACCCGCCGTCACGACGCGATTGACGAACTCGTAGGTGTTGCCCAGCTCGCCGCCCGACAGCCAGATCGTCGTGTTCATTGTCGTGTTCGTGTCGGAGTCCTTGGTAATGCCGTCCGGCACGATCCAGGTCGATGTTACGATCGTGTCGCCGGCCAACCGGTCGGTCCAGTCGACCGCGTAGTCTTTCACTTCGTCCGGATCTTTTGCGGTGGTCCAGGTTGCCATGTGGTGGACCTCACGCTGCCAGGAGTGTCGACATCTCGCTCGTCTCGATGTCGCGATCTTCGATGACGGCTTCGATCGTGCGATCTTCCGCCGCCGCAACGATGGCGCGGCTCTCGGCCAACGCCGTGATGGTGCGGTTTTCCTCGAGCGCGACGATGACGCGGTTTTCCGCCGCGGTAATAATGATGCGGTTGTCGGCCGTCGCACTCGGCAGGATGGCAAAGCCAGCACCTGTCGCCGTACCGATCGCATCCGCCGTGCCCACCGAGGACACGGTAACAACACCGACACCGATGCCGGTGCTTTCACCAGAGCCCGCTGCCTGGCCAGCCGCCGTCGCTGTAGCCGTCGCGGTGGCCGACGCTGTACCGAGGCCGTCCGCGTCACCGGTTGCTGCCGCGGTCGATCGACCGGTTGCACTGGCCGAGCCTATACCCGCCGCCGCGCCAGCGCCTGATGCCGTAAATGCGCCTTCGCTGATCGCGTTGGCCGCGCCTGTGCCGGTTGCCGAGCCTGCGGCTGATA